GCTTGTCTTTGCTCACGACGCTCTACAGTGTCGTATGCTTGACCACGATAAACGACTTTAGACATGGTTTTACTCCAAAGAAATGAGATGGTTAAATCCCGTTCCTTCGGGCGGCTTTTGCGTCCTAGATTAACATCTGATTACATTCTCCTTCTACTTTTGAACGAAGATAGTTAATTAAATTTAACTTCGTTCTATGGTCGAGATGAGGATCACTAATGATCTCATGTCTTCCTTCTAGAAACCTTTCACAAGACATATGCCATCCATAAGGGTCGGCATCATTATGTGAGGCTAAGGTGAACGCCAGCAGTATGCTGATCATTGGATGAACGTTCCGTTCCGAGTCGTCCTACTTGCGTCCTATTCTTTTACCTCTGGAAAGCAGGCAGGATCAGTCCCTTCTGCAAATCTAGCAATGAATTCAATTTTCTCCCATATTGAGAGAATTTCAGATTTAATAGTCCTTTCAGACAACCAATTGTATTGCTCACAAGTAAGCAAGAGTTTTGGTTCTGGATTGGATAACGTCAGAAGTAGAGATAATATCATAGGATGAACGTACAGGTATTATATACCTTGTGCGATTATTTAGCAACCATGCCCTGTATAATGCGATACAATTTTACAAAATCTTAAGAAACTCAAATTTTTGCCGGGAAATTTTCCGCCGATATTTGGAAACAAAAGTCAATTTTGGTTTTCGGTGCTTTCAACAATGTCTTCAACACCATCAAGCAGTTTACTAATCACTTCTTCGTTCCCATCAAGTTTTTTTATTTCGAATAACGAAGACTTCATGTACTTTTTAAGTTTTTTATACTTCTTCATCACCTTTTGAAGTTCATCAGGATTGATGTTGACATTCAATTCATTTGGATTGGTCATTTCTTTTTCTTTTCCTTCTTTGGTTCAATCCCCCAGAGTTTTGGATTGTGTCTACCATATCCAAACTCAATTTTTTTGATTCCTTCACGAAACTTATCCCAGTACATATCAAAAATTCTTGAGACCTTTGAACTACGGGTGAGGTCATAGCGTCTCTCACCATCAACATAGTAGGTTACGATTCGTGCATCATTTGGAAATTCTTTTCCAGTTACTTGCTCCCAGGTTCCATTCTCAATTAAAATTTCACATCCGTACTTTTTTTTAGAACCTTCCTTTTCTGCTGGTGTCCACTCCATAGACTTCTCCTTTACGGATGCCTCGGTGGACATCTCAACAACATCTTTTGCCATTACAATTACCTCAAACAATTAACCGCGACCACCCCATTTAATATCGGGATATGCCAGACTCACAATTTCTTTTGTGATTTTGTACTTTTCTTCAAGACGTTTGTCCTTCACAAGACAAACAATTTCTGCTTCCAAAGGATGAAGTCCTTGCAAAATATTGATGAACATCGTCTCCCTACGAAGATTGCTCAGTCCATCATTACCACCTCTAATAAAGTTATAGAACATTTTGAATTCTTTACGAATCGAAGAACGTCCCTGATCCTGTGAACCAAGAGAGTTTGAACCAAGTTCATTCATCATACCAACAGCAGAATTAATCTTTTCGGATACGGTTCCACTGAAAGAATTCTGTTCACCAACACTTGCATAGGGAACTTCACCATCTGGAAGTGCGGAAACGATTGTTTCATCAAAGTTCCAAATGAAGATTGCCTTCAGTGAAGGGTCTTCGTACTTTTTAAGAACTTCTACTTTCTTTGCCTTTGTCTTTTGCTTTGAGGCAAGTTGTAAAACCTCAAAAGCAAAGGGGTTTCGTGCCAACTCTGGAATTTCAGTTGTTTTTGATTTTGTCGCAGTCATGATTTACAAATAATTTACGAATCAATTTAAAATATTTAGAACTTATTCTTCGTCCTCTTCCATTTCATCTGAGAAGAATCCCTCTTCAAAACGAACGGCAAGAACTTCATCGGGAACAACATTACCGTGTTCATCAAAAAATTCTGGATGTAATTTTGGAGTATCTTGATAATTCATCATGTACTCTCTAGCAACC